AGCCTAGCGAGAGTTCGCGTTTTCCGGATTCCACTGCTCTGACCACCGCTTCGTCGGTTATAGTCAGTGGGACCCGAATGAAGCGTCCGTCCGGTCGGACGTTCTCACCTGTAAATCCAACTTGGAACTCCTTGGCATTCTCCGAGTCGAGCAACCGGACCCGTGGGTGGTTGTTCGTTATCGGTATCATACGCATGGTGCGCAAGCTGTCCTGCAGAAAGATGTCGTCCGGGTGCCTCAATTCGCGGCGCAGCGTGCCGTCCGGGTTCCGGTATGTCAATACACCGGACCGGGTGACGACTGCGTCTGTCTTGAGGAAGCCCTCGTCGGTCATTTCGACGCCACCGACGATTTCTCCGACGTCAACTCGCTTTACGTCTTGGATGTTCTTTTTCTTCATGGCCATTAGGCGTTCTCCTTGTAGCCCTGTATGTGGAAGAAGTGACCGTTCAGGTTGGTAAGGTCGTCGTTGCACAGAATCTCCAGCCACTCCCCGGCGTTGCCGCGAACGTCTAGCGGCTTGCCCGTCTTGGCGAAGGTCCACCGGACCGAAACATACGTGTCGCCAGCACCCCGCGACACCTCACTCACGTCGTGGCAGAACTTCCCCCAATCTTCGTTCGTCTTTATGACCTGATTCCCGGTGATGTCGTTGACGATGCCGCTGTCGTCCATCACCCGGACTTTTATCCCGTTTGTCAATGCAGCACCATTGCCGTAACCACCAGAGTCCATCGACCCGGAGTCCCGGACGGTGACTACCATGCGTTCACAGTGGACCAGCTCGTTTGCTGCTGGCTTAAGCATGAACGGAGTAGCAGCGGAGGAGTAGTCGCCTATCGCATCCTCTACACCGCTGCCGTCACCGACTGTGTCGGCGAAGTGAAATACCACGTCTTCGGGTTGCCATTTTAGCCCCATGCTATTCTCCCCTCCTTATAGATGAAAACGTAAAGCCGTCGTCACCTTCCACAGGCGCGTCATGCTTGTTCGTTCCGTTTTGTATGTCAGCAGGTATTCCCTCCGGGAACGCGACACACGTCCGGCCCAGTACGTCGGTTAGAAGACGGCACTCCATACACGCCGATTTGAGCGTGAAGTCGTTGTAGACTCCGCTATCGTCTCGTGTTATGCGATTGACAGGTGACATTAAAAAGCTCCTATACGCTTAGCTACTTGAGTCCTGCTCTCTTTTTTCTTCGAAGGACTGACCTTTTCCCTGCCGAATGGCAGCTTCTTGCTCATGGTCCCGGTGTACACGTCGTCTGCTACAATCACACCGAGGTCGTCCGCTCTCTTTACGTAGCGGCGGTACTTGAACGCGCCTTTCGACTCCTGCTGCACCCGGACCCAAACCCGGTGCGTGCATTCGTCGTGCATCGACATCTTTGGACCGAGCGACCCTTCCTTGATGATCTTCTCTCGTTCTTGGTTGTAAAGCTTCGACCATCGCTGCTTCGATACCTTAGGCGTCGACTTCTTGAAACCGAGGTAGTCCATTTCCATGATGCAGTCCTTCGACACGACGTACTCACGGGTCGCTGCCTTGTTGCTGAAATCGACGTATGAGAAAGAGCCGTTCCCGGTCGGATGGTTGTGAATCGTGAATCCCTTCCGGTCTATCATCGACGAGTAAAACGACGCTGAGTGGTCCTTCCCATCTGTAAAGAAACCTACCGCACGTCGGTCCTTGCTGAATGACGCCATCGACTCGTAGTTCGTGAAGCTGTACAGGTTGGTGAACTCGTCCGGGCTGATGTCCGGCTTGAGTGCCCAACGTGTACCACCTGAGAAACCATGCTCCTGCGCTACCGGGATTGGCGTGTTCCGGTGGTTCGTCTGCATCGGCAGCGTGATTGGCGTTCCCGGCTTCAACTTGACAACCTGCCCTGCCGACCCGGTCACGATGTCTGACGGGTCCGGTATGTACCGCACGCTGACGTTGAGTATCGTTGTTCCCGACTGGCGTACCTGCTTTTCTACTTTGTCAACTATGAAACGCTGCGGTCCTTTAGATGGCGACAGGATGAACTCGTCCAGTCCGGACGGTATCTTCGCGAGCCGGATGCCTTTCGGCATGTCGACCTTCATTAACACCTGCACGTCTCCGAACCCTCCCCCTCTAGCGAAGTCACGGGCGATATCGATGTCCGTCGTTAACGAGGAAAAGCCCTCGTCGCTAAAGGAGAACCCCTTCTTGAAGTTGCCGAGGAACGGGTTCGTCTTGCTGTCGAACTCCATACCCCGATAGAACACCGTGTCCTTGGCCAGCGGAGCACTCTCGTCGATGGCCTTTTGGAGGTCCCTCGCGAACTCACGGTTGGCCTCGGTGGGCGTACCCAGCCTTAGGTTGGTATTGAGGTCCTCATAGTCTACGACATACCTCTCCGTGGCTCTCTGTGCAGCCGGAGACAGGCCCTTGTCCACGTCGCCCGGTACAGGCTTCGCTGGCTTGAGGTCCGGCTCTTTCGGAGGTGGTGGCTTCGGTGGAGCAGGTGGCGTGCTCGGCAGCGGTGGCTTTGCGTCGATGGCTTCCGCGAGGTCGTCAAAGACAGGCTCGGCCCAGCAGCGGCACTGGTAGTCCTGCCCCGGATGCCCGGTGTCGGCAGGTGGCTCGCTCCATTTGAACTTCTTGCCGTCGTGGGCAGCGTGCGAGGACCGGACGCGTTGGTCGCTGGAGTCACGCCATATGTACTCCGTGATACCGACGCTGGTCTGATTCGCCTCTGTCAATTGCCCGTTGAACTTCGACACTTGGTCCCGGCCTATGAGCTGCGCCCGGCTCTTGCTTACGCCGAACCGCTCTTGTATCTCCTTGGCGATTTCCTCGTGCCGCTGCCCCTGTTTGATTCCACGGGACACGACGCCTTGGATGTCGGAAATCGTGTCGTTGCCCAGCTTCGTTATCAGCTGCACGTTGTCACTTGTAAAGCTGGCCAGCTGGGCCTCTCTACCGGGCGACGCGAACGGAGTCACACCGACTACGCGGTTCATTGTCTTCTTCCACTGCGTGTCGTTCCACTTGGCCGTCTTTTCTCCGATGTCAAGTGCTACCACCCCGTAGAGCGCTTTATCCTTCTCGACTTCGAGCTGCAGGTTCCCTATCAGCTGGTCCAGCGTGTCGCTGAACGCATCGAGGTTCAGTTCGATACGCCCCTCCTCTACGAGGCCCGGTAGTTGACGGGTGAGAGTGCGGTTCGTTTCCTTCTGCCATTCGGTAACGATGGCCGTCAGCCGCTTTTGGTATTCCCTCTCAATCGGAATCGGAAGTAGCCACTTAGGCACCTTCTTGAAGCGTACCTTCCGCTTCGATGTTCTGTTTCGGCCTAGTCCTAGCTTTGAAAGAGCAGTTGCTTCGTCTATGTCTAGACGGGATTCCCCGTCCCTGTTCCTTGCCTGTGACGCCTTAATCGCGGAGAGCTGCTTCTGCGCCTTGGCCCTCGCCCCGGTACCGATATAGCAAAAGCCCGATGGTCCAGCCTTGAATCCGTTCTTTCCACCTCGTACGCAGCGTTGTATAGGCACACTACTTCGACCTCTCAAGAAACCAAGCACATTTGCAGTCATGACACTTGACAAGCGCACCCGGCCCTTCGAGGAGCACGTTACCGCTGTACTCTTTTGTCCCGTGGACCAGCTCCACCGTCATGTTCTCGTAGTCTCCGTTTCCGCACTCCGGGCACTCTACGCGCTCGTCGTCGTTGTACCAGTCGGCACCGTGTTCAACTATCGACTTCGGCATCTTCGTCCTCCCGGTACGTGTCGTGTTCAAAAACGTCCGGCTCCGAGTGGTCCACGCCCGGTACCCGGTCCGCTTCGCTCTCGTGCCGCACTTCGTCTTTATTCGTCTTCAAAGTTGTCGTCCTCTTCAGGTTCAGGTTCCGGCAGCGGTGCCATTTCACCCTCTACGCTCGTTTCCATGCTGTATTCGTCGCCGCCGAACCGGGACTCCCGGATTTCGTCTGCTGCGACCGTACCGTTGGCGATGTATATGTCGTCAGTCTCGGCTGTCAACTTGCGCTGCTCGGCCATTTCCTTGTCTGTAGGTTGCCACAACGGGCAGTACTTGATTTCCCAGTCGTCAATCTCGGTTCCCCGGAACGGTCCCTGCTTGGCCAGCTGCACCCAGCGAATGAGAGGCTCAAGGATAGGCGACAGCTCGGAACGCTGCTTGTCCGCTACCTTGTCATACCACATTCGGAAGTCGGCGTCGCCTGTGCTGTCCATCCCGGCAGCGGACCGACCAAAAAGGACGGTGACCGGGATGCCTGTCACGGAGGACATCGCCATCTGAAAGCGGTCTATCAGCTTGTCCAGCCCGGTGACGTTAGCGGTCTTCTTCTCGTATTCTTCTTCGCTGTCAATCAGTACGGTGTTCATGATGTGCCGACCGAGGTCGAGTATCTGCAGCCTGTTCTTGACCACGTCCTCTTTCCCGGCAGCAATCAGGTCGGCAAGGCCGTCTATCTTGAGCATCGTCTCGACGAAAGAACCGACGATGTGCTCCGACGAGCCGTACACGTTGGTCAGTCGCCGAATGTAGTCGTATAGGGCCTTGTACACCGAGTCGCCCCAGCCGTTGTTTTCTTGACGGGTGAAATCGGTAATCTCGACGCCGTCAGTCCGAAGGCAGCGCGATTCGTGGACGACGAACGGGACGCCTTGGTGCGGTGTTATCTTCCAGTACTCCACCTGCCCGAACTTCGGGTGATTCGGGTCGCTGTAAAGGTCGGCTGTTGACCAGTGGGTCCGGTAGCGGTCGAAGACGTGGATGAACTCGACGCTCTTGAGGCGTGCTTCTGATAGAGGCTTGTCGAGGTCCTGCCCGTCATTGAGGCCGACTACGCCGATTCCTCCACCGAAGACGCTGCCCCACTTGAGCATGGTGGACGCCTTGTTCACTGCGTCCAGTCGTTCCAGTTCTTCGATGATGTCGCCGTCCGGGTCGTTCGTGATTTCGAAGCCCTCACGGGTCATGTCGCTGATAGGAAGGTCGACTACGCGCCGGGCGAAGCCGTCTCCCTCGTAAAGGTCCCGGTATTCCTGCTCCGACAAGCGTGCCGTCTTCTTGAATGCGGTACTGACGGACGGGTCGCGGTTCTCTACTCCTGCCCCGGTGAACAGGTTCTCCCACCCGTCGTTCCGGGCGGTGAGCTGCATCGGTCGTGTTGGTACGTGGTTTATCATCTGTCAATCACCTCGTGTTCATTTTGTC